CGCCGACACAACCGAACTGCGTTACATCATCTACTGGGCGCGGGATGCCGGTGGTCTTGCAGGCCATGCCTCCAGTAGCAGTGGCGCAACCTGGATAGGACGTAGATGACGCGGCCCCTGGGAACACCAGATTGAGAAATTGACCTAGTGGAGTGTATGTAATAGACGCGCTTCCACTGGAACCGAACGGAATCGTGCTCATAGTTCCTGGTTGAAGCTGGAGAGCGCGAAAGGCATCCTGCCTCCCGGTCGTCAATTTGTCGAGCGCGTTCTCGAAGTTCGCATAGAGGGCAGGCATGTACGGGGTGAATGCTGTCAACTGAGTAGGCTCTGTAGCTCGCGCAATGGTCAGCGTGTCTCCGGCCGTGCATAAAGTTACCAGCGTGATGCTGCCGCCGTTCGCGTAGGAATTATTAACCGGCGTGCTCGTCCACGCGCTTGATGCGAGTATTGTCATCACGCCAGGAAGCGATCCGGCCGGAGTATCGATCACCAGCAGACCGGCGGCATCGTCCACCGGGAAAGTAAAGGGGAATGGGCCGGTCGCGCCGGTGCAGAGGAATGGCGCAGTGCTGGCCGTGCCGGTCACGGTCGCGCGGGCGAGTGCCGGGAGAAGCATGAAAGCCAAAAGCAACAATGCGCGTCTCACCATAAGCCAAACCCCCTCAACTGCTTGATCTTCTCCTCGATAATCGGGAACGAGCGCGTGAACGCCTCGACCTGTATTCCCTTGAGCGAGCCGCTGATCTCCTTGCACCGCTCCATGCAGGCTTCAAGCGAGTCTCCGCACGCAACCACGGCTGCAATTCTCGGCCCGGCGCCCTGCGGTAGAATCCACGTTTTCGCATCGAACTCGCTGTTATAGCGGAACTTAATCGCAGAGCGATGCTCCTGTGGGAAGTCTACCATGAGGGGGTGTTGGTCGGCCCAGTCGGAATGGATGTTCAGTTGCGCTCCGTACTTGCCTGCATACTCCGGCTCGACCATCTTCCCGGTTGATCCAATCCACATAATATTCGCAAGGTTCTTGATCCAATTGAGTTGCAACTCCATCGGCGGGGAACCGGCCCGGCAGCATGGATCTTGCAGGTAGACGTGCTTCTGGTCAACCCGCGACTCCAGGGATAGGAAGTTGCGGTAGCCGTACCTCTTGAATGTTGGCGCCAGTTTGTCGTAGATGGCCCGCAGTTTGGCAGGCATCTTCGCCCATGGACGAACCGCACCGACGTAGCACTCGCCTTTCTCTTCGGTTCCGAGAACGGCCGTCGCAGGGTACTGCCCGTCGATGCAGTGAGTGTCGATAGCTAGGTCAAGCGTGTCCTTCAGGTTTGGCTCAACAATGTAGGTCATACTTTCGGCAACCGGACCGAGACGGGCTTCGATGTCATCTAGCTTGCTCTTACCAAGATCGTAGCCCTCGACCGCGAAACTCTCGAAATCGCCGCGCGCCTTATTACCTTTGATCCACAACTTGCATCCGTCGTGCTCTTTGATGTATTTCCGCACGCCAGTCATGCCCTTAATCGCTTCGTATTCGCCCTGCTGAATGCCAAGCTCAGCAAAGTGTTCTTTCGCGTCCTTGCGGTAGATTTCAAGATCGTCTCCATCGCGCGATCCCCAAACGCGCTTGCCGATGGATTCAAGGTATTCCTGCGCTGGCCCCTGGTAGATGTCAGGGAAAACGAACAGGTCGCAGTCATCGATGACTTCGTGCAAGTCATCGATGCGCTCGATATTGAGGCTCTGATCGCTTTCGCCAACCTCCAGGTGGGCGCTGAATGGGAACCCAGATACCCACGGAGACGTGTAATAGACTTTTCCGAATGAATCAGACAGCGTGCGCGCCAGTTCCGAGAATAGGCCATTGTCGCAGACGCAGACCGATTTGGTGGAGGTTTCACTCATCGGTACGCTCCGCGAATCGAGAATTTCTTCTTCTTTTTAGATGCCGGCACGTTCTCCCTCATACCCGGAATGGCGTTCTCCAGCGTCTCCTTCAGATCAGTAGGCTTGCGCTTGGTGGGATCGCCCATCTGAGCTACCTTGCGCACGTCCGGAGGTATGAGAAGACTTTGGATCAGGTCATCGATGAACAGTCCTGCGGAGTCCGCGGTGCGGGTTGCCTCTCCTAACCGCGTTGCCTCTTCGAGAAACGGCACCTTCTTGGCCGCGCCCAGGCCCGCCGTAGATGCCCCCGCAACAAACCCGCCGCTCTTGCCCTTTACGGTGTAGGCATCGTTTACCCGCCGCATCGTCGCGCCCATCTCGAAAACTATCCCCACGGGAGTGTGCTGAACCCACGGTGGAAGTTCCACGCCTCCGATGGTCAGCGATTCAGGCTTCTCCTTCTTTTTCTCATCGCCCGGCTTGTAGAAGCCGCTTGCTGTGATGAACCCGGAAGACTGGCCTGCGTAATATCCCATTGCGAGCACGGCCAGTCCCATGCTCCCTTTCTTCAGCGAGCGCATGATGTTGTCGGCTTCGTGGCCGGTCAGGTTCTTGAGCCCGTCTTTTGTGACCAAAACGCGCATCGCGTCGATGCTACCAGTCAACGATCCGAACGCAACCGTCCCTGTCTCCGCGATGATGTTGGTTGGCACTTTGACGATAGGCAGAACGGTCTGAATCATGAACTCGGTCGATTTTCCGCTCAATCCCTGTGAGTGGAAGTATCCCATTAGCATCCTGAATCCGGTGTTGATGAAGTTCTCTTGCATGAAGATTGCGCGGTTCGCGTCGATATACGCATCCGCCGCCATCGTCACCTGCACCTTGGGGTCTTGAATGTCCAGGTGATTGTCGAGCGCCCACTGCGCGCGCTTCTCTAGGGAGCGGAAGAACTCCGCCCGCTTCGGAAGCACCTTGAGAGCGCCGTGCAAATGGCCAAAGAAATCGAGGGCCTCCGGTGGAAGTGTGCTCTTCTTACCGTACAGATAGTCGAGCGAAGTTTTGCCAGTCTTGACGGCCTCTTTGATGTCGCTGGCGGTCGCCTTCTCGAAGAACTGACCGAACGCCTTCGCCTCCGCCGAAAGGTTCAATCCGCCGCCCTCTCGCGGTGCTTTCGCGGCAATATCGGACAGGCCGGGCATCTTGGACAGAACACCGCCGATCAACTCTTCGATAGGTGTTGTGCCGAATCGCGCCATCGCCGCGGTTGTCAGTTTGCCCAGCGTGTTCACGCTTGACAGGAGTACCGCCCGGCGCCACTTCTGGAACACAGCCGCACCCTTTTCAAGCGGAGTTCTCGCGGCCAACTTTTGCTTGTGTATCGCGTCGTCCACCTGGCTCTTAATCTTCTCCGCCCGCGCTTTCAAATCCTCCGCCTGATGGTCGAGAATCGTTTGCCTGCGAGTTGGCTTGGTGAAGTCGCCGGTATCGAGTTGCTTCTGAAGCGTCCTAATTTTGGTTTCGAGCGCCTTCTTATAAGTGGCTAGTCTCTGATCGTTGGAAGTCTCTCTTTTGTCAAGAGTGAGTCCAGCGTCCCTCATTGCCTCTTTGACCTGCTGCGTAAGTTCCTTGACGCGCTCGGTTTGCTTGTCTCGCTGCAACCCACTCCGAAGAGGCTGCTCTTTCGCCTGAGCATCTTCCAACTGAGACAGCAAGCGCCCCTGCCGCCGCGCCTCGCGGAGTTGCACATTGATCTCTTCCTGGCTCAGTTCGATCTTCTTGCCGTACTGCGAAATATAGTCGCGAATCTCCCGCTTACTGATGCCCCGCTCTTGAAGGTTCGAGTGAATTTCATCGACGATCTGCTCGATTGTCGTCAATCCGTCTTCGATGTGACTGATTGCCAACTTGCCGAAGAGTTCATATAGTTTAGGGTTGAGCATGGGATTCGCGCTCAACTGCTGCAATTCCGCGTTCAGTTGCTTGTAGATTACATCCCGGTCGGCCTTGCGAGCCTCTTTGGTAGACGCGCGCTGCCCGGTGCGCTCTTGCAGTCCTTTTCTTACTTTCTCAACCGTTTGCTCCGCCGCCTGCTGCTTCTTTGTCTCCTCATAATCGTCGAGCCGCTTGTTGGCCTCGTCCAATTGCCGGGTGAGGGTTTCTAGGTTCTGCCTGACCTCCGGCGATACCTCACCGTTGGCGCTGGCGGCGCGCGCTCTCTGGAGCACGTTGGCGAGCGAGTAATCCTGCTTGATCATCATGCGCCTGGCATTGAGAGCCCTGCCGGTCTCTGTGCCCGACTTCCGCGCGGCCTCATCGTTCGCGTTCATGGCGTCTTCTACCCGCTTCAAGTGATCCTTGCCGCGCTCCATAGCGTCTTCGTCGCCGGTAGCGCGCGCCTGCTCGATGGTGTTCATCGCCGTTGCGTGCTCGTTCTGGAGTTTCATGCGATCGTAGAGAAGGGCTGCCGCTTCCTCATCGGTGTGCGGGCGTGGATTGTCGGCAAGTTCCTTCGCCAAGGCCCTGGGATCGATCCTGCCTTCGTCTACAGCCTTTTTGCCTGCTTCAAAAGCCGGTACCTGGCGGGCCTCAACTTCAACCTCCGGCAGTCCCCGCGCTTCCCGCTCGGCCGTGGTGGTCTCGTTCTTGATGCCGGTATCGGGACCGCCCGCTGGCGTGGGAGACTCTTCTGTTGTGGCCTCCGCTGCATGTTCTGGCGTCTTCCCTGGAATCCCGGCGAGTTCGTTGTCGATCTTGTTCAGAATCTCCATCGGGTTTTCGGTAGGAGGCTCATCCACAGTGCGCCGGGCAGCTTCCGAGGCAATGTCTGCAGGATGCACGCCCTCTCTGGCGTAAAGGTCCATCGTCTTCGTCTGGAGTTCAGGGGCGGCCTTCTTGCCGAATGGCAGGTTGCCCACCGTGACGTGCATCAGGGCGAGCAGAGCCGCGTTCTGGGCGAAGTCTCGCGCCGATGGAACCTGCCCCTCAACCAAACTACCAACCGTTGTCATGGCCGCAAGCTCCGCAGCCGTCTTGTACGCCCGAGGTCCGAGGAACCTGCCTACCGTTCCACCAGCCAGCGGAGCCGTTTCTCCAGCTACACCGAAAGCCGCCCCCGTCAACGCTCCCTTGCCCGTCGCCTTGATAACGTCCATCACTTCAGAAAACGCCGATATTTGCCGACCGGCGTACTTGTCCACAAGCCATTGACGCAGCCCAGCGGTCAGACCGAAACTGCCCGCGCCAGCCCCTACCACGCCGCCCGAGATGGTTCCTATGACCGGCAACTCAACCGAACCGGCCGCGGCGCCAGCCAGAGCTCCCAATCCACCGCCTACAAGATAAGCGGGGAGGTCTCCAATCATCTGCCCGAATCCCTCGATGAACTTGTCTACCTCACCCTCGCCTTCAAATGGGCTGGATGTCTGCCCTCTCAGGTACTCGCCGATGATGGAGTCTTTTGTCAGACCCTTCCATCCGGACTCAGCGTATCCCTGAAGGCGCTCCGTGAAATCCTTGTGAATGGCATCCCGGTTCTCATAGGTGTAGCTCGGCGGCGCTCCGGTCAGGTGTGAGTACACGAGGGCGTCTGTAGCCCGTTTCGCCTGGTCCTGGTCGAGCGATGGGGCCGGGGCAGTCTGCGTATATGGATCGACCAGAGCAGGCTTAGGCGGAGGCGGTTGCGACTTCTGCGCAAAGGGATCAACGAGTTGTGGCTGCGTGGCCATTACTTGATCCCCTTGCCGTCGAGATAAGAGTTAATGTCTGCATCGGAGGCTGAGGGGTTGGCCTTCTTCATCCCGTCGAAGTATTCTTTGCGCGAGGTTGGCGTTTGCGGTGTTGTCCCGCGAGATGGAACCGCCACGCCTTGAGCGTTCCTCTGAATGTGGAAGACTCCATCAAGCCAACCCTTGATGGTCTGGTGTGTCTGTGCTTCCACCTTCGGCGCAACAATCTTTGCCGCCTCTTCGGTGATCTGCGGGCCAGTAAGTTTTCCAGCTTCCACCCTTGCGCGAAGTTGCGATTTGGCGTCGGCAAGAGCGCGGTTTCCTTCATCGGTTTGCGGGTAGGCAGAGGAAGAGTTCATCATCTTCACGGCGTCCTGGTATTCCTTCACTCCTCCGATGTTCTTCTCCGCCCACAGTTGCGCTCTGTCGGCCTTGGTCAGATTAGCGTACTCGCCTTGGTACAGCTCCGATTCGCTGGTCAGGTAGCCAGGGGTTGAGGACGCCTCTCTGAATAGCTGTGCGCTGTTGTAATCCGCCTCCTGCCGAAGTTGCATTCTTTCTTGAGTGTTTTCCACTCGGTTTTCGCGCTGAATCTGAGCAGACTTGGTGAGCAGATGATCCGCAACCCGCCGCGGTATCCAGTCCTTTTCTCCGGGCGCTAGATTCTCCCGGCGCGTCAGTTCCGCGAACGTCAATGCGCCGCTTTCAACATGCGGGTCAAGATCGTCCAGCATCTTCTGATCTTTATCATTCTGCAATTTCTGAGTCGCGCCGGCTTCCTCTTCAAGTTCTGAGCGGACGTACTTCTTTACCTTCGTAGGAATGTCCGGGTTTTCGTCCACCCGCTTCGCCGCCTCCAGATGGTCGAATTCGCGTGTCTCGGGATCTTTGAGCGTGGGATCGTTCTTGAGGCTAGACAGAACCGCATCACCCTGCTTCGACACATCAACACGATCTGAGCGGTTAAGCGCTCGTTCGTATGCGACTGAAAGATGGTCGGTCATCCGCTCAAGCTCTTCGGGCTCTACATAGCCCTTCCCCTCGTACTCCTTCAGCCGCGCCATTTCAGATTCCATGATTTCAGGCGCGTTCAATGGATTGGCGGCCCGTTCAACCTCGGCGGATATGGTGCGCGAGCGGAGCAGTTTCTTGGCCTGCTCGCCCTGGTCCGCCCACATCGTCCCGTTCTTGACCATCAAATCCGTCTTCGCATCCTGAATGGCCCAAATGCGCTCCTTGCCATCAAGTGAGGGTTCGGTGGCCGCCTCGTTCTCTGCATGTAGTTGAGAATCGAACAGGGCGGCTTGATTGAAGTGCGCCGTGAGTTGCGCAGCCTTCTGATCGACCACGCCGTTGTAGGAATTAAGTTCCCTCCCAAGATACGGTTGAATGTGGCGCCAGAGATCCGGCCGGTTCCCATACTTCTCTTCGTACTTTTCCTGAAGCGCGGTTGCGGTGTCCTGCTTCAATTGGTCGGCGTGAGTGTAGTCGGTCCAGTTGGCGAGTCCTGAGTGCGCCTGCTCAATGTCGCCGGCAATCTTGTTCTCCGCGTCGAGTAAAATCCCCTCGTCTTGGGCCTTCTTGATGCGGTCGGCAACCTGAATGCCAATGTCGGCTGTGCTCGCCAGTTGCTCTCCCACGCCCGCAAGAGCCTGCCCCGGCTTTCCGGCGATGTTCGGGTTCATCTCCGGCGGCGGAGTTAGACTAGGCGCGACGACGGTAGGAATTTGAGCCATTAGGGAGCCATCGAGTTAGGTACGGTGGGGACTGTGCCGTAAGAGGAAGACGGCCCCATAATGCTTGCGATACTCGTCCCGGCCTTCGTCAGCCCAGAGATAAACGTACTGACTCCAGCCATCGTTCCGGAGAACGCAGCGACCTTGCCTTGGTAGCGCTGCAACGCGGCCTCTTCCGTCCCGGCCTGATACTCGCTTTCCTGCTCTACGCCACCCTGCGCGGCGGTGTGCGCCATCATAAGCAAGGGCGACCCGGAAGCGATGTCCACTCCCGCGCGCGCATAGGCCGAAGCCTGCCTGCCAATGAGGTTGGAATACTTGGCCTCAGAGGTCTGCATTTGATCTTGCATCTGCTGAAGCGTGACATCCGCGTTGTAGTCGTCAGCCTGTTTCTGCTGCTGCCCGGACTCGTACTGCCCGAAGCCGGAGACAGCCGAACCCACGGCACCGACTCCCGCCAGGCCCATGCCGATTTGCTGGAGTTGTGTCAGTTGGCCCATCTAGCCCTCCTCGGCCACGGATAGCCGTGGAGTGACACTGCGCAGCGTGAAGGGGAACGGGTCGCTGTGAACAATGAGTATGGTATCTTCCTGAGACCAATCGCCGTCGAGGTCGCGTGTGATGTTGCCGGTGAACATGGCTGTAGGATCGCCAATCGAACTCTCTCCGTACTCGATGTCGTAGAGATGCGCGGAGTCCATTCCCACCTGCCCGCCAATCGATTCGTAGAGTGAGAGTGTAGCGCGGGAGAACTTCTGCTTCTTGCCCTTCGATGTCGCCTGCGCACTCCCGATAACAGGATTCATGGGCTGAATCGTGGTGGTGTAGGAAAGGCCGATGGTTACAGCATTGGCGTAGGACGGAAAGACAACCGTTCCGCCGGCCGGGACCGGACCTGAGAAAATCTGCTGCTCGTCTCCGACTGCCACCACCGTTTCGCCTTGCAGATACTCCATCCCCGTCACTTGATTCGTTACCTGCTCGACTGTCCCGCCGGACGTGTACGCTCCCCATGCGGTCGAGTCGATGCCTTGAAGTTGAAATGTGTTTCCGATCACCCCGGCCACGGTCCATGCGGTCAGTGGATTGGTATTGGCTTGGGTCATTCCCAGGACATCCGCAATCCCAACCGACATTCCATTTTGAAGAGTATGCCCTGGCGCCGTCACCACAGCCGGGTTGGCTTGAGAAATCCCAGTTATAGCGAACGGCCCAACCCCTTGGAACTGCAAGCCACAGTGAACGAAGAACGCATTTGAGAGTTGATGAAACAAGTCCTGCGGAGCGAAGGATTCGATGTACCGCTGCTCAACCCCATTCACAGTCCTGAGAACGGAAATCCATACCTGGTCTTCGGCGTTGTCTTCGCTAACGCAGGCTACAGATTCAATCATCCCATCGGTCACTACGCGGAACCATGCGAAAACTTCCTCGGAGCGCTCATAAGTCAATCCAAGCAGCTGACCATCGGCTCTCACCGCCCAGAATATTGGGTAAGGTTCGCTCTGGAATGAGGTCTGGACGATTCCCGACAGAGCCTCCGTTGCGCCAATGGTGATGTCCTTGTTCAGCCGAGTGAGGTCGGGACCGTCCCACTGGTTCGTCGCAAAGTTGAACAGAAGCAACCGAACCCGCTTTGCCGATCTTGTAACCCAGATCACATCCGCATTCACAAGTTGCGGCGCCACGTTGCCTGTGCCGATGGTCGTTTGAAGCGCCGCTGAAACGTCTACCTGCGAGAGCGAGCTTCCATCGGTGGTGAACATTGCCCAGACGCCGCCGGAAGTCCCCAGCATCAAAGCTGTAGGAGTTCCTATCATCCATCTAATCTGGTTGACCTGCTGCGAGACCAAAGTAAATTGGATGGCGTAGTCGTTTTCGTTCGGATCGCAGATGAAGTCGGGATAATCATCCTGGACGCTGCCGTTCATCTGCGTTGGAGTATTCAAGGCTCCGGCAAGAACGAAGCGCTCCTGGTAGAGCGTCGCACAGGCCGGATAATTCCCCAACCCTGCAAACAGACTTGGAATCGCCACAGCAAATCCGCCACCCGTATAGGCGAGAAATCCCGTTGAATTTATAGCAGCGCTGCCAACAATCGATGTGATCTGAGTCCCGATATTGGACGCCTGGACCGTAAAATACACCGAGTCTCCCACGTTGTATCCAGACCCCGGCGCATCGACATAGATTGACGCTATAGTGTAGCCATTCAGCCCGGTAGGAGCCGCCCCGTTGACTCCTATCGTCAGGCCCGTTCCGCTGCCTCCGCTGGCTGCATACACCCCAGTTGGATTGGAGGCATAATAGTGCGGCCCGTTTGGACCGCTGACACTGCCCGCCGGCCCTCCCCCCGCGGCCCCGAGAGGTAGCAGGTTGAACGTCCATGCGCCAGAGCTTCCACCCATGCCGGAGACGATGAACTGGCCTTCGTTCAACTCCACCATGCCGGAGCACTCGTTGATGTAAATTCGGCCTCCATCGTTGAACGGCTGGTTGATACTCGCCACCGTGACGACCGCTGGATTCGCTACCGAGATAGCGCTGATGGCCTGTCCTAAAGCACTGTAGCCTGTCTTGACCACATCGGTTGTGCCGTAGAGAGCGAGCGGCTGGTAGACCCAGGTGGTGTCGGAATAGCGACTTAATGATGCGGCCGGATAAGACGAGTGGGTAATGTACAGCACGTCTGCGCTCTGTGTCGAGACATCGAGATCAAACACATCGGCCTCGGCATAGGGAGTAGCGATGACGATTGGAACATTCGGAACCACGGCGGTCCAGTTTGATGGAGAGAGCGGCGGGAAGTTTCCCACGTTGCCCGCTCCTGTGCTCTGGTAGATTCCCGTCACTCCGCCCATCGCCTGCGAGATTGTAGCTGAACTGATAGGGGGAGTCGCGGCTGGATTCCAGTAAGCCTGCCATGAGACAAGGTTTACATAATTAGAAGAAGGCGAGTTCAAATAGCCGAGCGCCTGAATTGCCGCTTGAATTGCAGCAGACGAGTTCTTTGCGGAGGTCGCGTTGGCGAGCAGAATCTGGATTCCCTGGTTTGGGACGCTGCCTGTTTTCGTCACTGCCAGCGTGTCTATCGTATTCACGCCGAGGTTAATGATAATGCTGGACAAAGATCCTTCTGCGTAGGGGGCTTGAACGATGAGATAGGTGGTGGCTGGCAGCGGATAGGATGGATCTAGGCTCACGTTGGAGCCCAGAACTACCTGGGCGAGCGCCGCGTATGTTGTTCCTGGAGTCCAGTCGATCAGGCCGGCTGGTCCGCTAACCACTAGGCCGCCGTTGACCCAGATCCGCACTCCCATTGCGTAGAATTCAAGGATTGCCGTCTGGTTGGTAGAAAACTCGAAAGGGACCAGTCGCGATTTGCCCGATGCCGGAGTTCCCAGCGGGCCGCCGTTGGCTGCGATGCCCGCAAAGATCGTGCCTGGCATCTTCTTGGCCCCACCCTCGACCAGCGGGACGGCGTTCTCAAGAGTTGTGCAGGCCGCGGCGTACTTAGCCAGGTCCGATCTGGATTCGATTAAAGGGCTGACCTCGCCCGTGTTGAAGTTATTGATGAGGACATTGGCGCGGCTCATCTATACCCCCGCCCATACCGGCCCGCATCGACCCACGAACTCGAGCCAGCCTCGTCCGCCACATAGTCATCGCACTCCTGCTGCGCCTGCGCGGAGTTGAGCGTCTGAAGGTACATGCCCATCATGCTCTGTGCCTTAGCCGTGTCTTCTGCGATTGGAATCGCCAACTCGCCCGCCAGCCGGTACGCCAGCGCATTCACAAAGCCTGGCAGAAGTTGCGTCATGTCGGTGATGAGACGGATGTACGCGATGGTAATTGGGCAGACGTTAGCGTAGGTGTTGCAGCCGGGATAGTTACTCAGGAGATTGGTTGTGTAAGTGCCAGTGGCGCCGTTCTGAACCGTCTCGGTGACATACGGCTCAACCTCGCGCGGCCACACGGGGTAATCGCGGTTGTGATGGCCGCCCCATCCCCAGAGAGTTGCATCCGCGATGCGATGCTCTTCCCGTTTCTCTCGTACACGGCTCAAGCGAAGGAAATCGGTCGGGAGCGCATAGGCGTACTTGTATCCGCCGATAGGCGAGTTGGCGTTCTGCTGCAACTGCACGCGAGTCTTGGCAAACTTCCAGTCCCTTTCTGAAAGAACCTCCTGAAAAATCATGTCCCAGCAAACATTTACCTTGATCGCATTGGGGGAATTTTCTGTCAGAGACGCAATCGTACCGCGGGCCCCGATTCTCTGCAGGGCCATGTTCGCGATGGCGACACTTGAATAGTTCAAGGAACCTCCAACAAAAAGGGAGACGAAGGCTTGTGGCCTGCGCCTCCCTGGTAAATGGCAACCGAACTAAGCTGCTACTGAGGCTTCCCTGGCCGCCTTGCGCGCCGCGCGCCCGGCAGCCATCTTCTTCTTGAGCGCATCGCTCATGGTCCGCTTGGGCCTTTCTGTAGTTTGCGCAACGGCTTGAGAAACCACCAACTTAGGTTTCTCTGTAGCCTTGCCCTCATGGCCTGGATACTGGAAAAGCCACAGCCCTCTGATGGTGGTGAGGGTGGATAGTTGGCTGTCGGCGTCGATCTCATAACAGCCATCGGGCAATGGGCCTCGGTTCGGCTCATAGCCTTTGCACTCAACGCTATCCCATGCAAAAGCCAGGCATTTGGCTACAACGGTCCTCACTGTTCAGCTCCAGTCTTCGGTCCCCACCATGAGTAGATGGTTCCGAGGGTTGGGTCCGATCCCGTCAGCACAGCATCCCAGCGCAGAAATTCAAGCACGGCGACGGGCGGAACCGGAATCCAGTAGTGAGCGCCGACAACTGCGAGTTGCGCCAAAGTCAGAGACCTCGCTGCAATGATCGGAGTGGTAGCCGCCGTGGTAGCCGCACTCACCACATTGAACAGGATGCTGGTCAGCGTGTTGAACGCTGAGCCTACAACGATGTGGACGCCGAACGGTATTCCGCCGTCGCCAACCACTTCGGGCGGAGTCGTGTAGCCCTTCTCGGCAAGGGACGGGAACGCCGTAATGTAGGGGAAAGCGCTTCCTGTGCTCGGTGCTCCAAAGTCGATTTCCAAGTTGCTATACTGGCTCCCGGCGGCACACAGCGCGTCGCCGAGAACTCCAGCGGTGTTCGTCACAGGGCCAAAAGCTGCTGCCCCTGTTCCGTGAAAATACTGCATCGCATCTGTCAGCATGATCGGCTCCTTTTAGGCGATGATGGTTTCCGCATTGGAAATCTTTTCCGCCATGACAACCTGGATTCCCTGGAAGCGGGTAATGCGCCGCGATCCCCAGATTTCTCCGGTCTCCATGTTCTGTGTGTAGTAAGCGTTGATCTTCTGCGACACAGCACGGATGTTCATTTCATTCAGGACGGCGCGGCTGCACAGAATTACCGTGCCGGGAGCATTTCCGGCAGAGGGCAGATTTCCAAGCGCTTGGATGAGAAGGTTCTCATCGAAGCCACCCGCCGCCAGCGCAACAGGATTCACGTTGGCGATACGCTGGGCGCAGCGCTCATCGACAATCTGAATCCCAAGACTCCATTTCACCTGAGTAACATACGCCATCATCGCCCTGGATTGCCCAAGAATGCCGCTCAGGCCGGTGGCCATTGTCCACGGCATTTTCCCGAGAGTGTTGATTTCGAGCCCCCCTGGGCTGCCCGCGGGGTAGATCCCTTGCACTTTGTTTTTCCCGAGCTCAAGCGCCCAGATACTTGTAGCGTTTCCGGTTGCGAGTCCACCATTGTAAGCATTGGCGGGCCACTGACCGTCACCGTTAGGAAGGGATTCGAGGTTGTTGATTCGCGTTGCCAGCCCTCTGATTCCGCCGACATCGGTAGCCGGAGACCCGTAAAACAACGAGGCTTCAAGTTTCTGCTTGAATCCTTCGACCTTGTTGTCGATCTGGTCCGACATATACGCAGCAGGGTCGGGTTGAATATCGGCAAACGCCGAATCTTCAACGCTCCAATTTTCCCACATGGCAATGTCGTCGGTGATGTTGGTATTCTTCGATGAAGATACCGCAGCCGCCTCATTGAAACGGCGTGTTGAAGGGGTATCGATCTGGTCGGTGCGCCGTGCGACGTTGAAAAGCATGTTGTTGGCGGGGATGAACGGCAAGAATTCGAGCAGCGGGCAAGCGCGGGCGAGAACCTTGGCAGGTTTGACGAACATCGCTCGGGCATCTGAAGACGAATAACTTCCAATCACGTCTGAGAGCGTCGAGTATCCGAGTTGAGACTGGTCTGTTGCCATGACGGGTTTCTCCTGTTGGAGAGCGCTAGGTTCTCGCTGGGGGCAGCTTGAATACGCTCAAATCGTATCCGCCTGCCGGGGCCGCAGTTCTTTGCCCTGTCCCACGCAAGGACTCATCTTCTCCGGTTTTCGCGGCCACATTCAACAGGAAACGCATCATTATCACTCGGTTGGCGGACGATTCGGTAGCGAATGCCTTATCGAAGTCAACTTCCGTTTTTCCCCATTGCTTCCATAGCCGCGACACGAGCTCCACGCTCGCATCGTATTTGTCGCCCAACTCGGTTTTGAGGGTCGCGGTCGCCTTGGTATTCTCTTCGAGAATCTTGGCGTTGTGCCGCTCGACCAACTGCGTCATCTGGACATCCAAAGCCTTCTTGAGCCCCTGGGCGGTGGTCGAGGAAACGCCGTTCTCGAAGAGCGCGTTCTCCCAATACTTGTCCCATTCCGGGGCGTTCTTGCTGTCTTTGGTTAGTCCATAGCCGTCCGGCTTTTCGGGCCGGCCGAGTGAGGTATAAAACTGATTGCGCTCTTCCGGAGTGGCATTCTCTTTAAGTTTGGGAATCGAGTTCCCCAGCTTCCCCTCAACGTCTTTGAGTTTGGTCGCCGTCTCGATGTGGGCCTTTGCAAAGTCGCCCACTGTCTTGTACGGCGTAAACGTCTCGTTCGTCTTGAGGTCGTCGGGTAGCCCGGCTCTCCATCCAAGGGAGTCTGTAACCGGTTGCTCTAAAACTTCTGCCATTTACTGCTCCTTCGAAACTTTACGTGTCCGCCGTCACGCGCGCAACGTCGGTCGATTCGCAGACCAATATAGCCCGCTTGCCGGTTGCAACCGTAACGCCGGTCTGCCCCGTCACCTTCAAAATGACATTGTTGGCGGTATTGTTGTACAGGATGTAATGGCTTCCGGGGAATGCCGCAGGAAGGTTGAGCGTGACGGCGAATGCTCCGCTGGCAGTTACGATGATCTCGGAGGCATTTGACTGCGCGGGAGTGAGGTTGACGGCCGTTGCAACACCGATGGCTCCGAGGGCAATTGTTACCAGACTGATAACGTCAAGAGTGACGCCTCCAGCTTCCTGTGGAACTCTTAGCCCGCCAGATCCAGGCCACATAACATTTCCATAATTCGGCGCTGTCGGTACTGCCATTTCAATCCTCCTCGATTCCCAACTGCTTGTCGATTGCGCCCATCATACCACTCGTGCGGGCAATTTCAATGCCCACATTATACTCAATCCGCTCCACTTCGTTATTTATCGGAACTCCGAAGTGGTTTCTGACGAGAATATCTCCAAGCACCAAACGGCCCTCCGCCGACCCGAATACGTTGCGATAGCGCTGCAATCGCTCCCGTTCCCGGCGGTCGAACTCCGCGTTTCCCGGGGTATACTCGATCATTCTCCCGGCGCCTTTCCGCCGCCCATGAGGGTCTTGAGCGGGCTATCGGGCTCTGCGGCTTTCCCTGCCAGGGACGCTGCCTTGGCAATCTTGGGCGCATTCTCGATCCTCTGCTGCTGCTCCTGCTGCTTCTGCGCCATCTCGCGAATCTTGGCAATCTCCTTGGGCGGGCGCATACAAGAGGCCGGCATTCCGGAGGCGTCCATGATCTCGCGCATCATCTCGTCCGTGTCGATGGCATGGATGGCCAGGGGATCGAACTGCGTGACCTGCTGGGCAAGGGCAACGGAAGTCTGAATCGACCGTACCTTACTCAGCCTGGTCTGGGCCTGGGCCAGCATCCCAAGATATTCGACCGATACGCCTTCATGCTCTGCTTCATGCAGAATTTGCGGGGGTTCGGGGATGCGTCCAGCCCTGGCCTCGATGTCGAAGAATCGGGCGATGAGAGGGTCGAATGCCTCCGATTGCAGGTTCCCGATGCGAGTTCCTAGCACCGCCGCCTTCTCGCTCTGCATCTCGAAAATCTGCTCTGTGACCGGGCGGCCCATGCCCTTCTGCTGCCCGATCTGGCTCAACATGGTAAACACGTCGGCGTGAAAGTGCTCATTGATGATGGCCCCGACCCGCTCCTGGTACTCGGTGTTGAAGGGAAGGTTCTGGACTCCCGTCGTGAGAGGCTGGGGCATCCGGTCGCGCAGGGCTCCGCGGTTGGCTTCGAGGAATGTAATGCCGTTCGGTCCGCGCTGAATCTGCCCGCGCTGGTCCGAGTACGCCGCGAGAGGAGGTTCGGCCGCTTTCTGGGCCGTGATGAGGTTGGTTCTCCCCATCTGGTTCGCGAGTGCAATCGCTACCCAGGCGTCGTGCGCCGGTCCCCGGCCGTAAACCTCGTCTGAGTTCTTTCTCCACCTCCAGCTCAGAATGGGCATCGAGTCGTACCCGCCCTCGTCCAGCATCGATACGCCTTGATCGCCGTCCCCGCTCGCGTTTCCGAGAATCTTTCCGCCCTTGCGGTAAACCCAATCGGATGCCCACCGCTTCCCTTTGGCGTCGATGCGCCGCGGATCGTAATCCTTGCGCGGGTAGACGGCGTGCAGGACTTCGCGCTCGGAGTGCATGTTCGACTCGTAATTATGCTCGAAGTTGGGGTCCGCCCGCTTCATCGCCTCCAGGCCGAACTTCTGCACGAACTGGCGCAGTGTCCACTTCCAGACGCGATAGTTGGTATCGACCTGGCCGAACCTGTTTTCCGCAATGAAACACTCGCGAAAGTGAGGAACCGTTATGATGATTGTCGCCGTCCGGACATCCTCTTCGGCGAGTAGATGGCCGGTCCCCGCCGAGGCCCCGTCGCGGATGAACTCGGTGTTGACATCGTAGAAGTTCGACCGATTGAAAGCCGAGGTCATCACGTCCTGCGAGTCCTGCAGCCAGCGCTGGACTTCTGGGTAGGAATCGACACGCTTGCCTGACCATGCCCGCATCCGGGAAGTGCGCGGAAAGTTCAACTTGCCCGGCAGCTGCAACGCGAACCACGCCTGGTTGCGCGGGCACAGATACCCCACCATCCCGTCCACCAGCTTCGAGCAGGCCAGCATCGCGGTATCGTCGTAAATCTCCATGCCGGTGTTCTGGCCGGGCCACAAGTCTTTGTCCTGTATCGATCTGCGACCGTGATTTACATAGGCGATCAAGTTGTCGATGGCTGGCTCCCAGGGCAACCGTTGCTCGGCGAGAACCTGAAGATACTTCGTCGCGTCCTTGGCGCGTTCGTCCGCTGTCCGGCCGTTTAGATGGGATGGCGCGTATCCGGCGGAGTCATTGAACGGCGTCGCCATCACGGATGGATAGGACATTTAAACTCCGATACTTTCAACCTGTATTTCGAGAAGGTGGCGGTCGTTGGACCCGAAGAATTCAAAGACCAACTTCTTGACTACGAATGTTTCGACCGACTTCCCAACGTGCAGCCGAACTTCCTCACCCACATTCGGGATCTTTGAAGTCACCTCGAATCTTCCCAACGCCCTGCCCGTTATTTCGACAAACACAACGATCATGCCATCCCCCTTTAAGCGCCGAGAGTCGCTTTCTGCGTTTGCGGGGCCCCGCTCGCCCCCATCGGGCTTGTCAAAATCGTGCTCGCCATGCCGCGCCGTTTGGTCAGCGCATCGGCCTGCGCCAGGGCCGCCGCCTGCGACGCCTGCGCCTGTTGCTGGCTGGTCTGCTGTGGTGTCGGAGCAGTAGGAGCCTGCGGCTGAGACGCCACAGCGTAGATGCCTTCGCCGACCGTGGCTGCAGCCGATACTGCCAGCGTAGTTATCAGAGCCGTGATGCCCATCATTTCACCTTGAAAACCGGCGTCGTATCTCCAATGATCTTGACAAAGTAGCGTCCAAAGTCTTGGTAGCCCATGAATTCAAATAACTTATACACGCCGTTGTGCATCCCGCCATGGGTCATCATGAGTTGCCCTTGAACTTTAGCGGCCTCTTCCTCGGCCATTTTCACTAGCCGCAATCCTTCTCGCCCTTTGCGGTAGTCGGGATGGACGAACAGCAACGGCAACCCCGAGGCGATGCAGGCGTAGTGCGGGTGTGGCGTGGTGACAACAAAACATCCCGCCTTCAACGCTCCACCGACGCGTGCGCATATCACTACCAGGCGCCCGGTTTGCTGGGCGAGCATGTACGTTTTCCAGTCCACATCGGGAGGAAATGCGTGGAATGGCCCAGCCACTTCCTCCCAATACGCCTGCTGCACAGCTTCCGTCTCCACGATCAGGGAGAGCGTCAACTGTTCCACTTGGAAATCCAGCATCTATGTGGTCTGTTCTGCGGTAAAACTCACAGGAGTTACCGCGGCATTCGGCGCCGGCCCAAACACCTGCCCCGAAATCTGCGCGGGCGACGTGGAGGGATTGGGAACAAATGTGCTCGATGCCAGCGAGACGGCCAGCGGATGAACGCCGTCCTGCACCCAGCCGGTCGGCAGGGGCACGGTCACAATCGTTCCGTCCGCGCTGATGGTCGGGGTGATGGCGGGGTCATTCGCGGCCGCGGTGAAGGTTGTGCCGGCGGGAAAGACCGAACCCACGGGCAAATAGGTGATGGTGAAAACGGGGGTATTGCCGGCTGCGATTGCGAGCATTGTTATCTCCTTGGAAACAAATCCTGTTGGGGTGGGGTGTTCGAGGTCGCGCCGGATGTCGCGGAGTTCTTCGACGATCTCCCGGTCGAGCTTGATCTCTTCCCTGAGTTCGCGAATCTCTTCTCGCTCACGGTGGGCCTCGTTCATGGCAGTCATCCTAACACGTTAAACCGTTCTGAGACCGTAACTCATTGGACTATATTCCGATTCGTTCTTCTTTGCCAATAATTCCAGCAGCATGTCCCGCTGCGCGCTCGGTGCTTCGTACACCGGCTGCTCCAGGGCGATGTACCGTACGCAGTCGCAGAAATCTTTATATTTCTCATCGGGAGAATCCGGGTTGGGGTTTTTCTCGGTTGGTTTTGCCCACTGGTAATTCGTTAGGTCTTGGATGGGGCTGCGGTCTCCCTTGCACCCGTCCTCGGCGAACATCATCGCCGGAACCATCTTGGCTTTAACCGCGGAGTAGTGCGGCGCCAGATACTCCTTGACCCGCTTGTGCCCAAGCGCCACATCGCCGGCGTCGGAATGGGAAAGCCTGATCCTCTCAATTCCCGCCTTGCCCAGATCCTCTTCCCATGAGCTTTCCGATTCCAGCGTCCTTGTCGTGCGCGCACCGTACTTGGCGTCCAGAATCACAAATGCGGGCGTCTGGTAATTGTGCTCGGCGCGCTTCACCTTCACCTTGCGGGCAATCTCCTCGATCGTTCCGCTCGCAAGCAGGTAATCATAGACATAGATGCGGTTGGCGCTCTTTCCATTGATCGTTACATCTTCCGGACTCACCGCTGCGAACAGCCAGCGCGTCGGCCGGGCGTCGTGCGGATCGACCGCCTCGATCCGCATCCAGTTGTCCGGAATCTTGAAGTCGGGGTAGGTGTGCTTCTCGCGGTCGAGTTCCTTGTACACCAGACCCGACAGATGCGCGTATTTGCCCTCGATGTGGGCGGCCAGTTCGTCTGGGTCCGTGAAGAGTTTCAGGTACTCCTGAATGCCCGCCCGGGGGATGAACCCCATGACCAGGCCGCACATCGGACAATTATTCTTCGGCCTCTCCTGGTGAGGGTCCGCCATGTTTTTTGGATCGTTCTCCGAAATATAGCAGTCGCACGCCCTACACCAGTCCTGGCAGTTCTCCCACATGCTTCCGTGGAAGACAGCGACCTCCTGATCTGTCCCTCCATTATTGAAAGCCTTGACGCTAAACATGTCATAGATATAGGCTTCCTTCAATGGCGTCATGGTAAACCAACTCGGTGCGTTGGTCACTACCTTGCCGCGCTCGGAAGCGATCAGGATGTCTCTCGGCGGGGGTTCGTCCCAGTGGTTCCAATCCGGATCGATGCCGCGGAACGAGTCTGCCGGCTGGTTATACGACCGGATATGAATCGTCGAACCGCACTGCTTCCCGAGGTCGTCATAGCGCAGCGTGATGCTCTTCAGCGCCCCGGTGGTATCGTTTTTCCACACCGGCGCGCAGTGCTGGGGGATCAGCGCCTCGAACTCCGGCCGGATCTTGGCCTCGACCGACTGCGCCATCGTCTCGCAGCCCACCAGGCCATGATTTGGAACCCGCACGGAAATCTTGTAATCGGGGTCTGTCGTTCTAAGCCACGGGCGAAACCCCATCGCGTGAGCGAGGTCTTCCGATATGCCCATTCTGGTTTTACCGACCTTCTCGCCGGCTTCTAAAATCCTGCGCCTGGGAGTTCGGCCCTGCGCATTCTTCGACCGGATAAACGGCTCCTGTATCCGGTTCATCCGCATCATGGCAAGCCGGGCTATCGAGTTCGCGGTCTCGATCAGCTTCGCCGGATCGATCTTGCCGTCCGCCCCGACAGCACGCGCCAGAGGGTTAGGAGCCTCGCGCTTCGCCATTACATCTCCCGTCGTGCTCCCAAGGATTGCGGTCTTCCGCCTGCGCCTCGACGATACGGAAACACGCGCCGCAGCTTCGGTAGCTCAGACCGCCATCTTTCCGAAGCACAAGTATCGTCGCGCGGCGTGTACAAAACAGGCACATGGGGTTCGATTTCGCGCAACCGACTCTGACCGCAGTCAGGTTCGCGTAGCGATTGGCGTAGGCGCCCTTCATTCCTCCAGGTTGTACCGATAATCGATCACATCCGTATTCGTCCCGGCGATATACCACTGGTTCAAATCCGTCGCCCCGCTGGTAAACGTCCCCACATTCACAGACCCGCCCGCCAGAACCAACGTACCGAACCCAGCCGTCCCGCCATTCACCGCCGCCGGAACCGTCATGCTCACGCTCGCCGAATCACCCACCCGAATCGAATGTGCAGAATTGTTCTGGAACCACAACTGCATCGCCCGCTGCGTGTTCGTCTGCACCTGCGTTGCGGCCGCCCCAATTGTTACCTGTCCACACGGCATAAACTCACCTCAACCGAATCCTACCACTCTATCCCCATCCCTCGCAGAAATTCCCGGCCGCAAACGCAAGGTCTCCAGTTGGTGCTTACTACTTTTGGGGATGACCCTTTTGGGGAAAATCCTCAGAGGCGGATATGTAACGCGCACCCGCCGCCGGCCTCGATGGGGGGCATGGGGGTCGCCTGGGTCCTACTTTTTGGTCCCTGCGAGGCTAAATTCTCTCTATCTGTAGAATTGGAGATGAGCGCGCGGATCGCCTGCGTATCGTGTGCAGATTCAACGCTCATCGCCTCGCGCTGCGCGTGCTGCAGCTACCAGGTCGGCTATCACCTGCACGTTGATCTGCGTCGCCTGGCCGCGTATGGTGCGGGCCTTATCTTCGAGGATCGCTGCGGCTGTAACTCGTGGCAACAATTGGGCTTTTGCGATAGTTTCGTCAGTGATTGACATAAGCATCCGATGCTGAAGCGCATCAAATACGTTGGCTTTGTCATTCTGGAAGGCTTGGAGATCGGCTTCGCTGTTGCCATCGCCGAGAAAGCGCGTCAAGACTCTATGAACGTTTGCAGGATCGCATCCGACCCGCTTGGCTATCTGGCCTTCGCTAAGTTCTGGATAGCGCAACTTCATCCTGCGAATGCTGGGCGCAACGTGAGTGTGCCGGCCACTGACCTTTGGCGCTTCAATAACGGCGGTGACCTTTGGCGCCATGGGGCTGATTTTATCTCAATTCGCGGGTGAATGGCTGGGAATCCGCGTAGTGTGCTCTAATACTCTAGAATAGAACGCTCGTAAGTATCTTTGTTTGCAGCGCGGTCGCATACGACAGGATGTATACAAAAGGGCGCAAATATACTATCCTACGTATATGAGCAGGCCGCGCAAGTTGAAGGCGTTGGGAGTGTTCGAGGTCGATACAGGTGCAATCTTATCAGGAGTCAGGCTAGAATTGTCAAACGGGCACTCTTCCAACCCGTTTGGCGGAAGGTGGCACAAGATGGCATCGAAGGCTTGGCTGATTCTGGCGAATGCGCGATTGAGTGCGAGCACGTCCCGTGTGCTCTACCTAATGTTCTATTTGATGAGGGATGGGAACAGAATTGAGGTCAAGCAGGATGCCCTGGCGCGGGATGCTGGGATGCACCAACCGGCCGTGAGCGCAGCTATCGGTGAGTTGGTCGATGCTGAGATCATCCAGCGTAGCGCCGAGCGTGGAGTGTACTATCTCAATCCGCGCATTGGGTTTATCGGTGATTCTCAGTCTCACGCGGATTCAATTATGCGCTGGGATGCGTTCAGGCATGAGGCGCAAACTGTCGCAGTTTAGCCACACATTATAAGGATTAGCGAAATGATTAGAGATTTCTCTTTACATTAAGGAGATATGCGCCTATGGTCGTTTCAGTAAGTTAATTGAACGGGGCAACCCGGAACCCTGATCGCAGGCACAGACACGGAACGCGAGCGAGAGCGGGGCATTGCTGAGGCCGCCGAGATGACGGCGCGGATGCTGGAGCCGCGGGCGGATGTGTCCAGGGCCGCCGGCATCATGGAGCGGGAGAGCCCGCTGTTTCATGGGAAGGGAGATTCACCGTGTCTGTTCTGAAACCCAAACCCGCGCCCATCTTTGTAGCCGTGCATGGCTCGAATGTGGTCATGCGCGGCAAAGAATATGTGTGCGCGGCCTGCTCTCGGACAATGGCCAAGAGGATCGCGGCGAGTTTAAACGAGCATCAACCGAATTCGAGGGGCGTATGACGCAAGCCGTAGCCTACAGCCGATGCAGTGGCGAGTCCCAGCGCGATGGTGACACCTGGGACCGCCAAGAGGCCGCAATCAAGAAATACGCCGCGGCAAACGGTAT